GGGCTGGGCCTGCGGCTTGAATCGCAGGCCCTGCCGGTCAGTGCTCCTTGATCTTGCCGGTACTCAGACCCTGCACCCAGTCGCTGACCGAATGCGGATGTGCCTCCCCGTTCCCCAGATCGACAAGGAACTGCGTGGCTGAGGCGAACTGCCCCGGTACAAGACCTGTGGCATAGCCGACCGATTCGAGAGCGTGCCGCGTCAGCTGTTTTGTGGGCTTGCCATGGGCGACATTGCCCACATCCTTGCCCAGGTTGATGACGCTGTCATATACCTTCTGGAGCGGGGTGACGGACGGGTTGAACACCTTGTGCCCGGCCACCGCGTTCCATGTGGGCTGGAAGAGATCGCGCAGGCCGGGGATTGGCGCCAGCTGATTGGCTAGCGCATGCTTGAAGACGAAGGTGGCCCACCATTCATCGTCATCCGGCCCATGGCCGCCCAGCGCCATCTTGATCGCCGCATCCCACATCGGGGCAATGGCGATCAGCCACCATGCGCGCGCGGCCAGCCGCCCCAGGCTACGGGGCTGGCGCACATCCTGCCCTGTGGCATCGCGATAGAGCGTGCGCTGGCGCTGATACTGCGCCGACATCTGGGTGTAGAACATCGTGAACAGCTTCGCGACCTCACCCCATTTCCCGGTGCCGCGCTGGATGGCCGCCAGATCCTTGGCCCCAGCCGAGCCCATGGTTTTTCGCACGGCCTTGTCTGCGGCGAACTTGGCGTCCGCATCGCTCAGCCCCTCGCTGATCCCCTTGTTATAGGCGCCAACCCAGACCGGCACCGAGACGCGTTGAACCATGAAGCCGATGCCATGAAACAGAAAGCGCTGCGCCTCGCGGATGTGGGCCGCCGCCTTGGTCAGAGGGCGCCCATCGTTCAGCTTGTCGATCTGCTTGCGAATATCATTGTCAAAATGCTCAAGGTGGGCGCGCACCTCGGGCGACTGTTCCAGCACATGGTTCACCGTGCCGCGATAGTCCTTGGCCATCGCCGCCATGCCCTGGGCCATCCACTTCTCGCCGATCACCTCGGTGCCATAGACCAGGCCGCTGGTATGCACGAGGATGGTGCTCGCGCGCAGGCCGAGGCCCACTGCTGTGGTATTTGCACGCAGGGCCTGAATGAACTTGCCGAACCCTTCATTGCCCGCGCGCTCGCTGGCCCACCGGTTGGCGATGAACTTCACCCACGGGCGGAACTGCTTGCGCACCTCTGGCCCCAGCGCCTCATCCACCGCCTGCATCACCCGCTCGCTAGTCAGGAAACGCCAGGCCTTCATCACCGCCTCGCGGTGGGTGATATCGTGGATCACCTCGCCCAGGTGCCGGTTGATCACCCCCATATCCAGCAGGATGGGTTTCTTCACCACCTCCTCGCGCGCCTTGGTGGCGCTGGCCGTCGTGTTGGCGCGGGTATAGCGTCCCTCGAAAAGATCGGCATCGCGGCCCCGGTTTTCCTCGGCCTTGTAATCCCGGGTCTCATCATAGATCGCCGGGTAATAGCCGCCCTGCATCTCGCCATGCGGGGTCAGGAACTTGAGCGGCTCGACCTTGTCAGGCGCTACGCCGTTGATGCGCTTCTCCATGGCCTCGATCTGGGGCCACAGCGTTTCGATGGTGTCCCACACGCCCTGCACATAGGTCCATTCCCCCTTGGTCAGTGTGCCATTGAGGAAGTCCATGATGGCGCCACGGTTCCAGCCATAGCCATCGGCCAGGCGCTGGAGGTTGCCCTCATTGCCGACGTTCAGCGCCATGGCGATGATCTGGTGTCGGCGCAGCTCCACCGGCGCCCCAGTCACCCGATACTGGAACGGTAACACCACCTTATCCTGCCAGCGGCCCAGATCCTCGCGCGGCACGGCCTCAAACAGGTTGCGGGTGCGGTGATAGTAATCGGCCAGCATGGCATCCTCGCGCGCCTGCGCATCAGCCACCGGGCGGAAGGCGATGCGGTTGAACACGCCATTGGGATCACCACCGTCGAGCCAGTCGAACACGGTTTCCATCCGCAACAGCGCGGCATCGATGCTGAGGATACCCGACTTGATCCGATCCCCCAGGCCCGGCTCGATCAGCGGCGCGGGCGGCCGCTGCCGTAGATGACTGGCGGCGTGGACCGCCTCCGCCTCGATATCGGCCCAGTCGCGCTCCTCCTGCCCGTCCAGCAGGCTTTGCTTCAGGCGGCCAAGATGCATCACCTGCGCCACCGCCTCGTCCAGCCCCATCAGGTTTTCGACAGACAGGCGGGTCCAATGCGTGCCCTTGATGGTCGCCTCGAAGCTGGCGGGCACCACGACATCATAGCCCTCGGCCTGCCGCGCCTGCGCCCATTCCGCCCATTTGTTCTGCCGATCCAGCAGCTTCTGGGTCGCCTCGACAAAGTTGACCTCGGCCAGCAGTGTCTGGGCCTGCTCCAGATAGGCCTGGTCGACTGACTTCATGGTCTTGCGCCGGGCGATCTTAGCCAGCCGATCCTTGGCCGCCTCCACCTGATCATGCGCCTCCTTGGCCTCGGCCAGCAGGGCCGAGGAAATCAGCTGCTGCTGCTTGGCCACCAGCGCAGCGCCCATATCACCCTTGACCAGCGCCGCCTCTGCCGCGCGCCCGGCCTTGGCCACATTGCGCGCATGGCGCGCGATCGCACCGGCGGAAGCTTCCTCCGCCACGATGCCGCCCCGCACCTTGTTGCGCGCCCACTGGCGGGCCAGAGAGTAGGGCGTCACATCCTGCCCGGTGCGGCGCGCGAGAGCGCGGGCCTCGGCGGCCAGAACTTCGCCCTGAAGCTGGTTGTTCACCGCCGCCTGCGCCTCGCGTTCGATCTCGCCGTTGTTGAACGGATCTGTGCCGTGGCGCGCTTCCATGGCCGCATCGGTGGCCGTATCGATCAGACGCTGACGCAAGCCGCGCTTGTCGCCCCCGGCCACGACCTCCTTATGCGCCCGCTCGGCGCCGATCAGCGTCTCAATCATCTGCTGCCCGGATGCGAACCCGGCCTGTTCCGCCAGATCATCGGCATTCATGCCCTTCTCGCGGGCAAGGGGCGGCACCATCCGGGGCAGCAGGTCAACGGCATCCTGCCCCAGCCGATCCGCCATCCACGATTTGGAGATGCCATTCTCCTTGGCCAGCCGGATCGCGGAGAGCAGGGGAGAGCGGTCGAGCTGCTCGGCCTGCTTGTCGCGTTCCTCGCGCCATTCGCGTTGATAGGCCGCCTGTTTGCTGCGGCGGATATCGGCCATGGTCTTGGCCATCAGCTGGCCGCCCGCTTCCTCGCGGGCGCGCTGCACCTGATCGGCATAGGCCGCGAACTCCGGCCCGGTCATCCCGGCTGATGCCGCATCGCGGAACAGCGGTTCCAGCTGCAACCGGTCCTGCGCCGCTGTGATCTCGTCATCGGTAGCGAGCATACGATCCATCACCTGGCGGATCTCCGGCGTGATCGGCGCGCGCAGGCTATCCACCTTGCGATAGATTGCCAGCATCCACCCCCTGAAGGTTTCGAAGAGGCGGGACAGGGCAGAGGAGGGCGCGCGTCCCTCCATCAGATAGCGCTCGGTGCCGCGCGCCCACAGCTCATGGGCATCGACCGGGATCACGCCATCCTCGCCGATGGCATGGCCTTTATCGGCAAACCAGCGCTTCACAGTTTCCCAGTCCTGCACCACGCCAGAAGCAATTGCAGGCAGCTGGGCAGCGCTGGCTACCGCATGCTCGTGATATTCGGTCGGGGTGAGAGCGAATCCCTGATCCATCGCGGCACGCCGCAAAGAGGCGTAATCCGTGAATTGCTTCATCCCCTGTGCCACGCCCTCTGGCACGTCAGCGAGATGCCCGGTCAGATATTTCTCTGCCTCCTGCCGTGGTAGGTCGATGTAATACAATTCACCGTCGGGGTTACGCCCGGCATAGTTTGCGGCGATCTCGGGATCTGTTGTGAAGTTGAGATGCCCGTCTTTGGTGTTCCCTTGGCGAGAAGAGCTTAGATCACCCTGGCCGCGATAGAGGCGCACCGTGTCCGCGCCCTCGGCGTCGGCCCGCAGCTCCTCAAGCCACTGGTGCCCCAACTCATGTAACAGCGTGGACAGGTTCCGCGCCTGGAATAGCTCGATTACAGGATGCTGACCCCCGAAGAGGATGCGCCCACGCGGCCCAGAGAAAGCCCCCTGATTGTAACCTTTCGGATCACGGATCATCCCCGCCATCGTGGAATAATCACGGGATCGCCCCTTGTTCTCCTTGAACCCAAACCGCTTGTAGAAGGATACAAGCCGCGAACGCGAACTGGCTCCGAATGACGTGTCTGGTGTCAGTAGCAGGCGCGCGCCGTTGGCATCGGCCCAATTGGCCAAGCGCTGCATAAACTCTGTGCCCACACCAGTGCCACGGCCAGCTTCTGAAGTGTCGATCAAATTGATCTCAGTGCCATATCGGCCATCGGTGATCTTGAGCGTGACACCGCGACTTGCAGCATCAGCTTGGATCTCAGCGAGCGTCTCGCCCTGTTCCAACGCGCGCGCGGCACCCTCGGGCAACTCCTCATAATTCAGGCCTGAATCGCTCCCCGGCTCCAGCTTGCCGATCGCCTCCCGGATCTGTTCATCCGTCATGCTGGCGGGATCATGGCCCTGGCTTTCCAGCATCTGGCGCAGATCCTCCGCCCATTGGCGGATATGGTCTGTCGTCGGCGCCTCGGCATAGCGTGGCGACCCCGCCAGCTCCTCGCCGATGGCATCCATCAGATGGTTGGTATCGAGCGTGGAGGGGCCATGCTCATTCTCGACATTGGCCAGCTCGGGGAAATAGCCCGCCTCGATCGCGGCGCGCAGCGTCGAATCGATACCGTAATCGCCCCGCCCCGACGGCGCGCCTGTGTTGAGGCCAAGTTCGGGATCACGCACCAACCGATTGCGGAACGGCTTGGCCCGGTGCCAGTCCTCGATGCCCATCGAGCGCAGGTCGCCACCATCATCGTTGATGCCGCCCCGGTCGGCGATGAACTCCAGCAGGCTCTTGCCGCCCTGGGTTGTGGCGGGCGCGCCCTTGCGCAGTGCATGGATGACAAGATCATTCACATCGGCCTGGCGCGCCTCCGGCGCCGGAGGCGTCCCGATCTGTCGCACCTCGGTTTGGAACTCATTACCTGTCAGGTCACGGCCCAGCCGGGCGGCTCGGGTCGCCTCGCGCATGGCGATCAGCTGAGCCTGCGCAGATGCTGCCGCCGGGGTGAAACCGTTCTGCTCCAGCTGTGCGGTAACGCGATCGACAATGCGCTGAATGGCGGCATTGCTGGCCTGCTGCCCCTGATCCGCCCCCGTGGCCCGCTCGGCCATCGTCTCCATCGCCTTGGGATAGCGCGCCTTCAGTTCATCAGCCTCGCGCTGGGACAGGCCGCCGGCGTCGAGCCGCATGTCATCCTTGAGTGCGGCAAAGGCCGGGGTGCCGGGCAGGGTGCCCAGGGCGAACTCCACCGGCAGCACCACATCGCCGCCAGTCGCCGCCGCTTCCCGCGCATGGTCTGCCCATTGGCTCATGGGATCTGTGAAGGGGTCGAAACCGTCCGATTGCAGGTAGGACTGGACCGCCTCACCGGGCACGAAGACATGGGTGGCGCCGTGCTGCTCACCCAGATCGCGGACGATGTCGTTGTACCCCTCGGGATCACGGGCGCGCAGCTGGGAATTCTGCGCCGCCTGCGCCATCGTCTCGATCACCGGCTGCGCCATGTCGGCGCGCACGATATCCGGACCCTCGGCGGCCACCCGGCGCCGCAGCTGCGCCGCCCCCGTGTTGAGCACATGCTCGATGCCGCCGATCGTCAGGTTGGAGATACCGCCCGCCACCAGCGTCTGCACGGCGGTGCTGGCCATATCCTCGGGCAGCTTCTCAAAGAAATCGCTGATCGGCTTGTTCTTGTTCTCCGGCAGGATCGCCCAGGCGCTGAAATCCTGTGCCACGGTGGAGAATTCTTCACCTGCCACCTCGCCAATCTGGCTGCGCAGAAAACGGGTCATCAGGCTGGAGCCGCCAGCAGTTGCTTTGAGAAACTGCAACTCGCCGACATATTCGCCAGCCGTTTCGGTGGCCGCATCGATGTTGGCATAGGCCGCTGCCTGTCCCCAGCTCAGCCCTTCATCGCGCGCCTTGTTGTAGCTCTGGCCGCCCTGAACGACACCGCCCGAGATCGCCCCGAGCGCCGAAGCACTCTTGAGGCCGAGCCCGACCGCGCGACCGCCAAGTCCTACCCCCAGCGCAAGGCCGGTTGAGGGCACATTGGAAACACCCCCAAGGATCTGGTCAGGCACCCATTCGCCAGTGTGCGGCATGGTGCGCATGGCATAGTCATTCGCATTGCGCCGCTGCTGGTCGAGCAGTTGCGAGGCACTCCCCCAGCCGATGCCATCGGTGACCATGCGGGCATAACCTGTTGCGCCCGAATAAAGGTTTGCCACACCGGCAAACAGTGCGCCACGGAGGTTCTGACCAACCGGCCCGGCTTCCCGCTTCAATGCCGGGGCCGCAGCTGTATTCCCCATCAGCGCGGCCATGCCAGCCATAAGCGGGCGGGCGATCAGACCGCTGGCGCCCATAGAGGAGGTGCCACCGTTCGCCCCCGAATTGTTGGTGCCCTGAAAGATGTCATCAATCACACCGGGCAGCGTGTTGGTCAGATGATCCCAGCTCTGGCCCAGCACATTGAGCCACTGGTGATCCCCAGCCGCAGCGGCGGCGGTGCGCGGGTTCTGCGCCAGATGCTGGCCGATGGCAGGATTCGCCTGTGCCATGCCCGCCATGCCCTGAGCGTTGATGCCGCGCTGCACATCGTCCAACCCATCCTCGATCATGGCGGGATGCTCACCCACCTGCCGGCCAAGCTGGTTGGCGCGCCCGATCTGAGCCGGATCGCCGCTGGTCAGCACCGCCTGATGGGCAGTGTCAGCATTCATCGCCGAGAGCGTGGCCGCTACCGGGTCAGAAGATGCAGGAGCGGCGGCCTGCTGGCGGCGCAGGCTGGCATAATAATCCCAAGGGATCTGAGGCTGGTTGGGCATAGCCTGGGGCTACGTCATGGATTTGTCCGAATGAATCGCCCTCAACTTGGGGATAAGTTTTTTGTCTGCAGAATACAGATCAAAATTTACCGTTGATTTATAATGATTGTTTCAGGCGTTCCCGAAATATTCCAAGAGTCGGGTGCACGCCCTACGGGACTCTTGGCACTCGCCGTGCTAAAGCGCCAGCAGACAAGGAAAAGGGGGCAGGTTGCAGCCCACCCCCTTCATCCGCCACCACGAATGCAATCGCCGGTGGGCAGAGCATCAATGCACGGGTTGCGTACTCGTTGGGCATCTGAAGTCAAGGCGATTGCGACCAACTCGGAGGCCGCAATGGCAAACTACAAATACAGCAAGTTCCTCAGCCAGTCCAATCATACCGCCTTTGATGCAATCCATCATCCGGGGCAGACCGCTCCCCATTCGGGGATCTACCGGTGCGAAGGGTGTGGCGTGAACGTGGTTTCAACCCATGGGCATGTTCTGCCCCCTCAGAACCACCACCAGCACACCTTCGCGCAGGGTACGATCAGATGGAGGTTGATTGCTGCGACCCACTGACCGGTGCGGGGCCTTTGGGAAGCCACCAGTTCGGCGACCAGAGCCCCAGCATACAAAGCGCGGCAAAGACGCGACGGATATAGGACATTTCGTGTTTCACGCGGGATCTCCGGAAATTTCCGATAGCGGCTATTGAAGGGGCCGGGTGGCATATGCGTATGCTTCCCGGCCTTTCCATTGAATCGCACATCCGGGCCTCTGTAGGACAGCGCCGCTACTGCCCCCCCGCCCCCTGCGCGCGATAGACGCTCAAGACCTCATCATCGGTTGGCTTGCGATGATTGACCCGCTGGAAGGTGTCCTCAATCGCCTGGCGATGCGCGGGCGAGATGGTGCCGAGATCGAGTTGGAATGCCTTTGTGCTGGTACGGCCAGCCGAGAAACCAAAGATGGTCCTCTGCATGGGCACATCCCGCACGGCATCTTTGAAGGCCTGATCGTAATCCTTGGCCGTCGCAGAGCCCTGTCTGGCGATGATCTGGCCGATACGCCCCTTCATCGTGTCATAGACCGCCGGGTAGTCCCCATCCTCGACCTTGATACCCTGTAGGCGCCGCGCGCGCGTGATGGCGCTGTCGATCCCGGTTGTGGGATCGAAGGCGGCATCCTTGCGGCTTTTCTCGCCGATCATCGTCTGTTGGTCGAGCACCAGGGATTTGAGCTGGTTGCCGGAGACCTTGCCGACGACCTCCGCCAGATTGGCGCTCATGAAGGCATCAGGATCACGACGCTTCAAGATCTCCAGCCGCAACGCATCCGCCGTGTTCTCCGGGATCGCCGTGGCGCGCTGCGCATTGTCCTTCGCTTTGTCGGTCAGGGACATAAGCATGGACGGCGACAGGCCCTCACGCACCGCGCGCGGCAGCTGGTTCATGGAAGTGAAGTTGTCAGCACCCATGGCCACAATCGACAATACCGCCGAGTTAGCTGCTGCCTTCTCTTGGCGTTCACGTAGGTCATCGGCCTTGCCGATGACCTGATCTGCACGGCGCTTGGCGCGCTCGGTGCGCTCGAAGCTCCAGCCCTGACTATCAGCCATCCCTTCGATCAGCCCATAGACCTTACTTTTATCCCAGTCCTGCGGGCGATCTGTGGAGAAGTCCCCCGCGCTGGCCCCGCCCTGGCCCTGATCGACCGAGCCCAGTGCCGCCATGTTCTTGGTGACATAGGCTTTCGTTTCATCGGGGGCATGCTGAAACCAGCCATCGCCGTATTTCTCGATTGCCCTGTCGAGATGGCCGGTCCCCCAATTGTAGGCCGCCCATGCCTTGGCCGGATCGCGATATTTCTGGAGCATGGCAGTCTGCACCTGCATGCCCACGCGCCGCAGGTCATCATCGCTCTTTCCGTCCCACGGCTTGATGCCGAACCCGGGATTGCGCGCCGTGGCAGGCATCACCTGCATGGAGCCCATCGCCCCCTTGGGCGAGGTGATCAGCTTTCCGCTCTCATCGCGATCACGGTTGCCGCTTTCAGATTTGGCTGTGATCGCCGTCATCTGCCCGGCCACGCCGCCGGTGCCACCGCCGCCGATCCCTGGCGCCACAACATCAGCGGCTTCGGGCACCATATGCCCCACCGCCGCCTGGAAATCATGATCCGCCTGGCGCATCTGCAGCGGCTGCTGGATCGCCTGACTGATCGCCCGATTGTCCTCAGGCGTCATGTCGTCATGATGGGCCGCACGATAGGCCTGCACCATGTCGATATCGGGATCGCTGGACGACAGCATATTCTCGATTACGCTACGATGCACATTGGATGTGGCAGTGCGCAGCGCATAGGCGCGGGCCATGGGATCGGTGACGCCGTGGAAGTCCAGTAGATCATTGGTAGCGCCCTGCATCTGGCCGATCAGTGCCAGGCGTTTGTCAGGATCGGGCGTGGAGATGGCGCCATCACTCAGCATCTTCTGCTGGCCCACCAACGCGCCGCCGCGCTCGACCTTCGTCTGCTGCAGGGCGTGATTGTTGATCTGCTCAGCGCTGTCCGCATAGAGCGTGCCAATGCGCTCCTCGGCCAGCCGGCGCATGCGCGGATTGGTCGCAGTTTCCAACAGGCTGTCACGCGCCTTGCCCAGCGCCTCAAGCGTCCCGCCCTGCTGGGCCCGGGCCGTGCCGCCCTCTGTTTGGGTATAGGGTGAGGTGATCGCGGTAAACTGGCTATGGGCGTCCATGGCCATCTTGCGCGCCTGCGTGTCATCGTTCAGCGCATTGATCTGATCCTGCGCTGTCGCATATTGGGACACTTCCTGACCCAGCTGTCGCGCGCCTGTCGCCAGACCGCCCAGCGCGCCGCCGCCATTGTCGAAGGCCCGGAAGCGCGCCTCATTGGGCTGCACGCCTGCAACCTGCCCGGGCTGGTAATGGGGAACCTGTGGCATGGATCAAACCCTGTTATGTACCGAAGTTGTTCCCGGCTTTCAGCTTCTTGTACTGGCTGGCGCCGCCCAGGGCCGTACCGCCCGCGCTGAGGAAGCCGCTGATAAGCGCCGAGGTGCCGGCGGCGCGCGAAGCGGCGGCCTGACCCAGATCATTGGAGACGGCGATATCATGGCTGCGCTGGGTCTGGTAACCCTGCTGGTAGATGCGGCCCACATCCTCCTGGCCAAGCTGGGTGGTATCGGCCTGAACATCGGCGGAGGTGCCGTAATCCGCCGTGACGCCCCCAGCTGCCGCGCCCGCGCGCTGCGCGCCCTTGATCTGGGCAATCTGGCGATAGCGGTTGAGGGCCGAGATCCGCATGTTCTGCTGATCGACCTGGGCCGCGTTGGCCTCGGCCTGCGCGTTCGATTCCGCCACCTTCGCCTGATAGTCGGCCTGGTTCTTGGCATTGATCGCCGAGACGCCAGTACCGATGGCCGACAGGGCGCTCCCAGCCAGCGCGAGCGCGGCGACAGGCGCGCACATCAGCGCAGCTCCATATGGAAGTGCAGGAACGCCATGCCGCCCACCATCATCACATCATCATCCACGGTGAAGCCCCAGCGCTTGAGAAGGCGGATAGCCTTCCCGTTTCCCGCAGAAATTAGGTTGCTCAGACGGCGGCATGAATCGCCCAGACCGGCGATCAGCCCAGGCCCCTTCGTCAGCAGCTGGCGCCCATGGGCATAGACTTCGTCGGTTCCCAGCATCCACGCCAGACCCTCGCCGGTCAGTGCTGCCTGAACGACAACGCCAAACATGGCGGCGGGCTGGCCATGAACAAGCGCGGTCACCGCCCTGTCGCTGGTCATCAGGCCGAGCCGCAGCGCCTCCTTGGGCGTGCGGCCCATAGCGGCGCACTCGGCGCGATCGATGGCGCGCATCTGCGACGCAATCCGGCCCACATGGCGTGGGGTGGCCTTCACCAGTTCAAGGGCATCACCCATTGATGATCGGGTCCACCGAAATGCCCAAGACCGTGAGCGGTAGGGGCGCAGTCTGCTGGACATAGACCGAAGCCTGCTGTCCGGCTTTGTTGTCCATCGAAACGATGTAATCCCCGTTCATCAGGGCATCGGGCGCGCCTAGCTTCTCATCCAGGCGTTGCTTGACCAGAAACAGATGATCAGCATCGATACCCGCCAGCACCGATCGGCTATCCTGCAGGGAAAGCACCACCTCGCCGGGCTGCTGGCTGCGACCCACATTGCTGCCGGTGCCCTGCTGGTTGAGGCGGATCGGCAGGGTTTCCACCACGGCTGTATAGGGAATGCCGAAGGTCACCTTACTGGCCGTACCGATCGTATCTGGCAAGGTCAGGCTACCATTCTTCACCGTCAGCCCGGTGACGGCGAAGCCATCGACGAGCCCGGCAACATCGGTGCGCCCCTCAAGGTGCCATAGACCATAGAAGGTCGCCTGCGGTGTGTCGAACGTCGCCTGAATCGCGCAATCGAGGAAGCAGCAATCGGTGATATCACTCCACAGGTGGGGCGCCAGACGCTCGACAAAGCGCCGTGTCTGGCCATTCACCACCCGCTCCACCAGCAGATAGAGCCGATCCTCGCCCTCCTCGGTGACGGTGCAGACGGACAGTACCTTGCCGTCGGTCTCGCAGATGGTCCAGCCCCAGACGTTCTGCTCCTGCTCCCAGGTGAAGCAAAGCAGCGCCCCATCATCCCGGGCCGCCCAGATCAGCGCGCGCGGTTCCTGGGTGAAGGCCCAATCGACAATCGTGAAGCCAAGGAAAAAATGGGGCGAGTAGATCGAGACATCGTTGGTTTTCAGGCCATCGATCGAGAAATCATAGCCGATGGTGCGAACCGATGCGCCTACCGCCGGGGTGTAGAAAACCACATTATCGACCATGATCGGCTTGAGGCGCGAGGCGGCCCGGCGGTTCTGCCGCTTGGCCGAGGGCGGGTTATTGCCCTTCAGGATGCCGCCCTGGCCATCGCCATCGATATCGTAGATTCCGCCGGAGGTCAGGCCGACCAGCTTGGTGGTGGAACACAGCTGATTCACCTCGCTCATGTCGCCTGACATGATGGCGAAGGTGACGCTATCGTCCTCCCGCGTGGGCTGGCTCTTGTCCATATTGTTCGGCTGTGCAGAGCGGGAGGTCCACACCCCATTGGGAATGTTTGTTGAACGTGCCCAGATCAGGCGCTGCTCATGCAACTCCACCGCGCTGGGATAGTCTCCCGCAGCATCGAAGGGATTATAGGCAGCGGGAGGGGCCTGCGTCAGGTCAGGCCCGATGTTGTCATCCCGAAAGCTCAGGGTCTGGGTGGTGCCGATATAGCCGAAGAACTGGCTGTTCTCGGCCTTGTAGACCCGATAGCGCGTGGCATTTGGAACCGCATCCCAGCGGATAACGTTGAAGTTTCGCTTCAAGGTCAGATCATTGACCACCGTGGTGGCATAGGTGGGGATTGTCCCGGTGCCCGTGCCATCATCGATGGTGCCGGTGGGGTCACCCAAGGAGGATCGACTCTCCTGCCCGGTGTCATCGCTATAGGCGGTGACGGCGTAGGTCTGTGGAAACGGGTAATAGTTGAGGCCACCGTTCCCACTATCGGTGTTGGCGACCTCCGCCACGGCGGTGACATTGGCCGGGATCGACAGAGTTGCGCCGAAGGTGAGCGTGGCATGCGCCCAGCTGGTATGCCCGGATCGCACCAGAACGCCCGGAGCATGGAGCAGATGGGCGAAATACATATCATCATTGTTCTCGACATAGTCGAGTTCCGCCAGCTCATTCCCGCCATAGGGTGTCGCGGCCTTGTACGCCCGCGCCACTGTGCCACCGGCGGTAAAGGCGGCGACGGTGGAGGTGCTGGCACCGATTGTCACATGGTTCGCATCCGGCACGCCAACAATCGACCAGACGCGCCCATTCAGCAAGTGGCCCAGATCGCCCATCACGCCTGCAATATAGACCTTGTCACCCACAACATAGCCGTGACCGGCCACCGCCAGCTGGGCCTGTGCGGCGGCGGTAATGCCCGTGATCGACAGCGCACCCTCAAGCACCCTCCCCCCCGCCGTGCAGGGACTGACATAGAGGTTGCCCATCTCCAGAGCATAGCCCTGGCTCAGGCTGAACTGGAAAGGGATCAGCCGATTGCCGGATGAGTAATCCAGCACCTCGGCCACCAGCATCATGCCCGGGCGCTTACAGATCCCGCCATATTTGAGGACAAAGACATTCTGCCCGGTCTTGAGAGCTGCGGCATAGGCGTCGACATCGAACCGGCCATAGAGCTGCTTGCCCAACACGCCATGGCTGAAATTGGCCTGTGTAAGCCGGGGGTTCATACGTCCATCCCCGCCCTGGCCTGCTCTGCCGCACTGACATAGGGGATGGCGTGCTGCTGCTTGCGATTGAACTCGGCCACCAGCGCAGCATCCTTGGCCACAACTGCCATCTGCATAATCCGGGATGCGAGGGCGGCATCCTTCTTGATCGGCAGGCAGATGCGGGCCGCCAGTTCCAGCACAAAGGCCCGCGACATCAAGCCGCCCAGATCTGCCGCTGTGACCCTGGACCGCTGATAGATCAGCGTCGCCTTTTCCACATTGCAATAGATCTTGCCGCCCTCAAACAGGAAGGCGAGGGGCAGGGCGTCCTGATAGGGGAACGGATAGTCACCCGCGATCGGCAGGTGATGCGCATCAGGCTGGACCTTGCGAATGGCGATGGGCGCCGCCATGTCCGCCGGCGCGGCATAGGCATGCTTCCATTCCGCCGGGCGGTCATTGGTGACCTCGGCCAGCAGCACACGCTCGCGGCCCCACTCGAAATCTTCCCAATCGGCGATCTCATCGAGCAGGGGCGGCCCGAAACGGCTGCATTCCCGCGCCTCGATGGACGCTTCATCGATCTCGGCAATCTCACCGGCGGCGATCTGCGCCAGCGCCTGGTTATAGAGGGTGATGAGTGAGGCCATATTGCTGGCCTATCGGCATGGTGCCGGGGCTTGAATCGCCCATAGAAAATGGGGCTGGCGACCCACACGCCAGCCCCACCCTTGTGCCTGACCCGAAGGTCAGGCGTCAGCCTGCCCGGCCGAATCCGTTGCTGGCGCATCCTGCTTGTCAGCCCAGGAGTCCACATCCTCCTTCGTGCTGAACGTCTCGCCAGCCACCACGAACCGGCCTTCGCCGCTCAGATACCCGGACTGATTGGCGATATAGGTCGCCAGCTCCCGGGGAGCCGGAGTATCGCTGGTGTTGCTTGCCTTGCTCGCCATTACTGGCCTCCCACGAAGTTGGTCTGACGGGCCGCGACGACACCAGCGGTGATCTTGCCGGTGGTAGGGGCGGTGCCGACGACGGTGTAAAACAGGCGATTGAACCGACGGCGCATGCCATGAGGGATCGTCCAGGGCACACGGAACTGATAGCCCGCCACCAGCGAAGCCGCCGGCACAGCCATACCGGTTTCGACCGTCTCGACATTCGTGGTGAAGCCGGCATCGTCAGCCGTCTGCCAGGCTACCGACAAGCTGGTCAGATTGTTGAAGGTGGCGACGACATTGACCGCCACCGGGATTTCAGCACCATGCCCCAGATCGCGGGCAACAGGGTTCGTCGCGCCGTAGGGCGTGCCGGTTGCACCCGCATCATAGGAGTTGGTGGAGGCCGCCGAGGCCGTGATGGCCTGCTGATCGCTCAGCAGCAACGAAGCATCATAGATCATCTGTCTGGCCTCCTTACGCCACCACGGTTTCGGTGCTGAGAAGGGCGTCCGATTCGCGGATCGGCATACCGCGCCACGTCTGCACCTCTTCGCCCTGGATCTCTTTGGGCACCAGGCGCACGAAGTTATCCGTCGCACGGCTGTTGGTGCTCTCAGCATCCAGCGCCTCGATCAGCGTTTTGTTCATGTAGATGGCGGTGCGCCCGGGGCTGACTTCGCCGGGGCCTTCCATCTTGTAGTTGCGGCGGCCCTGAAGGCGGTAAAACACTTTGCGCATCAGAGCATTGAGCGAGACAGTGCCAGCCTGCACCGCAGCGATCGAGATGTTGCAGGCACGTCCATTGAAGCGCCAGTCCTTCACCGATACACCGAGGTGCTGGGTGAACTTCTCTTCCTCGATGTAGTACGGATTGCCGTTCCCATCGAGGACGCGCTGGCGCCCCATATCCTGGCGCTGAATGCCCGCCGGTATATTCTCAGGCACGATCACGCTGGTCTGCATGTCTCCATGCGTGACGAACCAGATCGAGGCATTGTCCGAGCCCGTGCCGCCGCCGTTGACGACGTTGGGGTTCGACAGCGAGTTGTAACGCGGCGCGAGGCCGTGGAACTGCTTGCCGTTGACGGCCACGTTCGAATACCAGATCGCGCTCTCGGCGGTCTGGCCGATGGCCTCGAAATAGCCCTGCGCTTCCATCAGGCGGAGCTGGCCGGTCTGCTTGGGATACAGGTCAAGAACGCGGGTGTCGACGCCCGACAGGCCTTCGATGAAGCCGGTCGAATCTTCCACCTGCGTATAGTTGCCCTTGCCCTGCGGCGTGCCCTGATAGAGCGCGCCCCACGACACGGAAGGCAGACCGGAACGGATGTTCACCAGATGGCGTGCACCCTTGTTGCAGGTCTGGACGTTGGCATCCTTCATGAACGGGTTGGCCTGGCACAGCACCTCGGCGACGCTGCCTTCGACCATGTCACCCGCCTTCAGGGTGTCGATCAGATTCCAGTAGCTTAGACCAAGAATGGCCATGGTTCATTCCCTCTCAATCAGCCTGTTTGCCGTACATGCGTTCCCAGACAGGCATTTCGCGCTTGTCTCCCGCCCCACTGCGCGGGAATGAGCCGTCTTCGGACACCAGCTCGCCAAGCGTGCGGGCGAGCCGCAGCATGTCGGGATGGTTGCCGAAGCCGGATTCGGTGAGCGCCTGGCGGAAGGGATGTCCCTCCTTGAAGCCAAGCGTATCGAGCGCCTTGGCGCCCAGATGGAGTGTCTCGTCCCACTTGCCGCCGCCGATCTCCGGATCGGCCTTGGCCGTCTCCAGCCACTCGGCGCGCTGGCGAGCGCCCGCGTCGATCACCTGCTGCAAGGCGGCTTCACCGGCCTTGGCCTGGATCTGCTGGGCGACGGGCAAGAGCTGGTTGGCCTGATCGTTCGACAGGTTCAGTTCGCGGAAAACGGGATCGGCCAGCTCGACCAGCGCGGGATCAACCGTCATGCCGTCCAGCGCCAGCTCGTACTTTTCGGGCAGCACGGGCGCGGGAGGCGTGGCAGGATCGCCAGCAGGCGGATCACCGGCAGGCGGCGAGGTCTCGCCCGAAGGCAGATCACCACCCAGCGCGCTGGTCTCGATAGGCGCGCTGCCAGCAGGCGGCGTCACCGGGGCGGCGGGTGTTCCCGAAGCCGGAGGCGTGGCGCTATCACCGCCCGGCGCCGCGACAGGCGCCGAAGGCGGCGTGCCGCCAGCAGGGGCGCTGTCAGTCGTCGCCGAGGTCGGCGAACCGGTCGTTTCGGGATCGGGCACTGGTCTTTTCCTTCACAGGTGGGTTGAGGGCTTCGAGCAGGATGGCGTTGAGGGTGGCGAGCGCGTCGGGTGAGCGGAGCGGCTCCGGCTGACCACGGTCAGCCATCTGCAACATCTCGAACCCCAGGCTGCGGCGCCCCTCACTGAGATCGCGCCCGATTTGCCCGTTGGCAGTGCCTGTCTGGCCGATGATCCCGGCGGCTTGAATCGCGACAAACATGAAGCGCCGAAACTCGGGAAGTCGCAGCAGAACCTCGGCATCCTGCGCGGTGACATCGACCGGCGCGATCATGCCGGCATCATCCGGTTGAGCAGGGTTTGACCGCCGCCGACATCGGCCTGCGACAGCAGCTGCGCCGCCTCGGCCCCGTCCTTCACGGCGGGCATGGACTGGACCATCTGCTGCTGTTGCTGCTGCTGGGCCCGCTGCGCGCGGATCGCCGCAACGTCGTCGTCGCTGCGCAGCATCCGCACCGGCGCGCCAGCGCGATAGGCATATTCATCGATCGTGGCGTCAGCGTCGATCTTGTCCGCCGCCTCGGGATAGGCGGCGGCCAGACTGCCGACGAAGCCTACAACGCGCTCGATCTGGCCCATGCCGACCATGCGCTGCATCTGCGCAAGGATCGAAACCCATTCGACATCGATGTTGACGCCCGCCAGCGCCTGCGGCGGCTCGGGCAACATTCCGCCGTGCAGCATGATATCGAAGGTGCGATCGATGGCGATGCCCAGCTTCTCATCATTGACCCGCTCAATCGTCGGGCCCAGCTGCATCAGCTTCTCTTCGTTCCGCGCCGCGATCTCATCCATGTTGCGGGGCTGCACGCCCTCCATGTTCGTGATCGCCTGGAACAGGCTGGAATAGGAAAGGCCTTCGACCTGGGTGCGATTCTTCTCGATCTCGCCGCCCACGGCCTGGATCGCCTGCGGTGGAACCTCATACGCAGGGAACACGGTATCGCGCGTGGTGCCCTGCGGAGCCGAGACGCGGTTGCCGGGCTGGCCGGTGATGCGCACGTTCGCGGGCTGCACCGTCTCGGGCTTGGCAAGCTGGTCGATCAGCTCATTGCGGCGCTTGGCCTGCATCTGAAGCTCGCGCAGCGCAGGCAGGGCATCCATGCCGGGCGAGACACCATAGGTATCGCCGCCCATCACATCCCAGCGCGGCGCCCAGAAGGGCTGGGTGCGCATGCCCGAGACGCGCAGCAAGGCGCGCTCTTTCTGGCTCCCGCCTTCCCAATAGACCGAGCGGAACGGCTTGGAGCCGATCTTGTCCGGCCGGAAATCGTCATTGGGCTCGATCGCCTGATAGACCTCGACATTGCCGGTATAGTTCGACTGGTCGTAGGCGGTCCTGATCCATGGCGAGACAGCGTCGCCAAACTCCTGCACCGCCGTGCGGACATTCATCGGGATACGGCGATACAGCGTGTCGGGCGTGCCAGCGCTGGACAGGGCGATCCAGTATTCCCCGAAGGTCAGCGGATGACAGACGGCGCCCTTGACCGAGTGCTCCAGCATGACGCAGCCTTCGGTGCCGAACAGGCCCATCTCCCCATAACCGCCCTTGACTGAGCCATAGAAGTTTGTGCGCGCCAGAAAGGCGTACATCCGCCGCTCGACCTCGGCCAGCCACGGGCGCACGCCATCGGCATTGGCCAGGCTCTCATCCTTGACGGTCAGCGAGAACCACGGACGCGAGGCCGACGACAGGCCCGATGTCATGCCATTGGTGAGGATGCGGAAGCATTCGATGCCATGCGGATCGAGCAGGCGCTTGTTGCGGATGCGGCGGGCGGTACCCTTATCTTTGTCCGACGCCATGAACCGCGTGCGGGCGGGCTGCGCGAACCGGGCAATCTCCCGGCATTCCTCCTCGATATCGATGCGCACGTTCTTCATGCCATCGAGCCGGATCTGGACCTGCTCGCGCAGCGTCATCGCCATGGATCAGGAACCCAGCGTGGGGGCGCCGACGTTGGGCGTGCCGAGCGCGCCCTGGGCCGAAGTGCTGATCGACGCCATCACCGCGCGGCGCAGTTGGGTCTTGCTGTTGCCGGCGCTGGTGCTGGCGCCCTGATCGGGCAGCTGTGTGGCCTGTCGCTCAGGGGTTGAAGGGGTAGCCGGAATGGAAGGGGTGCACATCAGCGTCTCCTGGGATCGCCAGGAGGGATACGGCGGGGTCAATCAGGCTTGAATCGCAGAAGGGTTGGCGGATCAGGCACCGGCACCCATATGCCAACAGTGGCGAAAGCCGACTTCTAAGAGCCGAAGAGGAAACAGAAACCATGGCGCAAAACATCACAACGTTTTTCCGCAAGGAAGAGTTCGAGCATGAGGGGGTAACGTATACGATCTTTGGGTATCGCGATCCCGTGAACTCGAATTATGCGAAGGTAGAGGTGCGCCGAGGTAGTGACCCGGTGCCAATCTTCACGGGCCTCGAGTGGGTAACCCCCATCTACTCCGTCGATGTCCAAATCCTGTTCGATGCCGAGAGAATGGGTGAAATCAACCTGATCAACAACCTGTTCTCCGTCGCCGCCGGCGACGTGAGAGCTTCATATTAAATCTCACCATAACGATCGCGCTCGCCCAGATCAGGCGGCGCGGCAGGCGGGAAAGGAACCTGATCCACAGCGAACCGACGCCGCAGCGCCGGTTCGTTCCGCCTGATCCAATGGCGATCATGCCCATGCTGGATCAGCGCCTCGGCATAGGCAACGAAGGGGTCATATCTCTGCATAGCGGTCGCCTCCGCTCGGGTTGACGTTCTGGGGGTTGAGATAGCCCGGCACCGCACGCGGCATCACCGGCTCGGCAAAGGTGCATGCCAGCGCATCACCGTCATCTGGAGAGGATAGGCCACGCTTCTTCATATCCTTCTTGCGCTCCAACATCACGGATGAATCGTCGCCAGCAAAGGAATACATCGGGCCCACCAAATCATCGCGCAGCTGGTCATTGACAGGGATCGCACCACCCCGAAGCCATGCGCGCATCTTCGTCCAGATCTCGGATCGCTTGTTGGCAGTTTTGATGGTGACGCCTGGCTCCAACTCGGCATTGCGCCCTTCGCCACCAAAGGCCACTTCGATCACCGGCGTATCGGGCAGCAGCTGGCGCAAGCGGTCGATCACACCGCCGCCGATGTTGCCCACATCGACCATGATGGCATCGGGATGTTCCTTCTGTGCCTCAAGGGCGATGTCGCCAGCCACCAGCATGGAATCCATCTTGTCCCAACGCTTCCACGGCCTGCTCTTGGCATCGCGGCCACACCGCTTGGCCAGCACGCTGCTGTCATCGCCGAAGCGCGCGCAGTCCACGCCATAGATGAGCGGATCACTGGCCAGCCCCGGCAAGGGCTGGCGAGCCTGTGCCGCCTCGACCACATCGAGCCCGATGAACTGCATGGATGATGCCGAAGGGAAAAGCCCACGGACGCGGACCTTGGCGATATCGCTGTTCTCGCCGTAGGTATCGACAACCTCATTGAGATAGGCCTTGTTCGTGCCCTCAACGGTGCGGCTATCGATCTGCTTTTGCTTCCAAAGCTTTCGGTGCTTGCCGAAGCACTCTCGGAAAGCGCCCGTGTTCTGGGTCGGGTTGCCAAAGGCCAGCCAGATGATTTCGGTATCGGCATCGGTCAGCGCGCCCAACGACACCTCCCACACCTTGTCCGCGATGCCTGACGCCTCGTCAAAGATCAGGACGATGCGCTTGCCCTCGTTGTGCAGGCCTGCGAACGCCTCCGTATTGTTCTCCGACCACGTAACAAGATCGGTGCGCCATATCTTCTCATGCCCTGGCTGGCGCGAAACCACGCTGGTGGTGCTGGTGCGGAACCAGTCATGCGTGATGGCAAGGTTCTGCCACTTGATGATTTCCGGGCTGGTCTTTGTCTGGACCTGGCTCTCGGTATTGGCGGTGATCATCACGCGCGTGTCGGCGCAGGTATCCAGCGCCCACTTGTTCACCATCGAAATAGCCGCAGACTTTCCGATACCGTGCCCCGATGCAATGGCCACCCGGCATGGCTGATGCCGTGTGTTCGGGCTCTCCAAATGCTCTTGGATCTGCTGGAAGACCTCACGCTGCCATGTGCGCGGCCCTGACGCCTTCAGCCTGTCTGTCTCCCACGGATAGGAGAACAGCGCGTGGCTTAGCGGATCAAAGCGAAACTCGCCAATGCGCTGGGCAAGCTGGATGCGGGGGTCAGTCTGGGGAGAAGTCGGCGGCATTCATCATCCTGAAAAATTGGCATTGTCCGAATCGGACGGCTCATTCACGGTGGCGATCAGCAGGGGAAGGGGCATTTCCAGCATGGTTTCTGAGCGCAAACGTCGGATCTACTGTAGCATCGTCCTTGCGATGGTCGGTTGGCTGACGCTAACCGCCGAACACCCAAAAACCACCAAAGAATATCCCCAGACCGATCCCCGCGTTGGCGAAGCGCTTTCGAAGATTTCTGCGGCTTTGGAACGGCAGGAAAAAAGTGCCGCAAGCTCTCCAGATAAAAACACTTGTAAAGGCATTCCACAGGATCATCAGTCCGATCTGTGTGCCCAATGGACAGCTGCGAATGCGGCGCGGGACGCTGCAAATTGGTCCGAGTACTCCAATTATATTGCAGGGCTTTCTCTGTTCGTAAGCCTGGGTGGGTTTATCGCCCTGATCCTTACTCTCAAGCAGACTGACAGGGCCATCGAGCTTAGTGAAGACACCTCTAAGCGGCAATTGCGCGCTTATGTGCGTCTCGACCTCGTGGGAGTTGGCGTGGTCAAGAGCGAGAAAGTAATCGAGATCCCCGTTAACATAGTAAACTACGGCTCTACTCCCGCTGTAGACGGAGCATTTGCTGGAGTTGCCGTTGTCCGCCCCCCTAATTGGAATTGGGATGACGAGGTGTTGGCAGAAACTTTTATCGGAGATAGGCCGCAAATAACGGCACACAAAGACCAGCCGTTCCGCGTAACAATGGCATCTGACGTAGTCCTTCCTTCGCAGATTCACTCCAACATCATGTCGGGTATGGCAGTCGTGTATGCGCGTGGAACTTTCCATTACAAAGATGTTTTTGGACAAGCTCATCAAACATCCATCCAGGTCGAGTTCCACGGAACTGATGACGGCCCCAACGGACAAGGAGGAAGGATGCGCATTGCCTCCAGAGGCAATGAGGCCACCTAGGCCCAACAGGAACGCAAATGCTAACGGCATGAAGTCATTCCTTTTTCCCTTCTGCGATCTTGTCGGCAGCCAGCAGCAGACATCCACCAAACAGAAGAGCGGCACGCCACACCGAATCATGCTCAGCTGTACCTGACGGCCAAAAGCCGTCGAGGAACAGGAAAACACCGATCACGCGCCTCATGGCCGGACCCCCACACACCGATAGCGGGAACGGCTATCATCAGCCGTATCGCCAGCTGTGGCGACCATGTTCCGGCCAACGAAGTCACATGCGCGCTGGCTGGTCATCTGAACCGGTGTGGTACAGAGCGCGCGCATGCGCGGCGCATGATCATCGAACGCAGAGCAGAAAATCAGATACCAGATCATGCCGCACCTCCATTCACACGGGCGTTGCCCGCAGCAATCGCCGCCGCCAGATCGGGCGTCACATCATGCTCCACCCGATCCTTGAAGGCCTGCACGCCGACATGGCGGCCCAGCATCTCCTTCAGCTTGGAGCGGTCGGCCAGCCTTACCTTGCGGACAAAACCGGTCACCTTGCCGTCTTCGTCGCGCTCCTCAATCGTCTCGACACCGGCCACCAAGCCCTTGCGCCAAACGATGGGCCATTCGCGGACTGGCTTAATATTGCCCGTCTCGTCATAGATCTCAGCCATATCAGCCTCGACATCCTCGCCCAGACGCTGGAGCACCCAGTCAGCATCGATCTTCACCCGCGCGCTGCGCTCGCCCATCGCTTCGCTGATCGCGCCAGCAACCCTAGAATTCCCTAGAAGTGCCGGGCCGCTCTTGTCGGCGTTCTTTGGGGCATAGCCCGCATCGATGTAGGCCTGCGTCGCGTTGAGGTGCTTGAGGTAATGCTCGACGAACAGTTGCTGCCTATCGGTGAGCGGGCGCGATGATACGCCAGCCTTCCGCTTCGGCGCCGCTTTCTTGCGCGGCGCCGGTTTCTTCGTGGATTTGGCAGCCATCAGTTCCCCCGAGACTTGTAGGGCTTGCGATCCGTCGGGCGCGGCCCGCGCGACCGGGTGCCGCGCGGCACATGCGGATTATCCTTGTGCATGGCGCGGCTGCGGGCCGTCCATTTGCCGGTGGCCACGATCTGCACTTCGCGGAAGCGCTGGAAGCGGATCACCTTGATCAGGCCCTTGGCCTCAAGGCGCTTCACCACATTGGGCGAGGCGCTGGACGATTCAAAGCCCGCGACCTCATTGAGGTCGAGATAGTTCGGGCAAACCTGCCCGGCATCCGCAGCCTCATACAGGGCGCGGTAAATCGCCTGTTCGGCGGGCGACAGCTCCGCAGGCGAGGGGAAAGGATCATTGACGGGAAACAGCGTGGTCTGAAGCATGACGATCTCCGGGCAGGCAGAATAGGGCAGCGTGAAATGCGTTTGAATTGCGGGGGCATTCACCCCGAGGCCGGGGCTTTGGCGCGCCGGGGAGGGTGCACCATCACATCGAAGCGGGTCCAATCCACACCCCAGCCCAGAGCATCGAGGGCGGCGCTGATCGCCATGGCGTGGTATGTTTCGAGGCGCTCGCGATGCGTCTGGCTCGGGGAAACCACTGTCAGGCCCTCGCCATCGAAGATCAGCGCGGCAGGCATGAACCACCGCTCCCAGACATCAGAACCGAGAGCATACGACAGCCGGGCATGCAGCTGCTCAGACTTATCGTTTTCCCGCGCCTTCGCCGGGGTGAAGGGCACCGATCGGGTAGGCATACGCGGCGCATCGGCGGCGCTCACCGGCGCGGTGACCAGCACCCCGGCCTTGGCGTCGCGCATCACCTTGCCATGGATACGCAGCACGTAGGCGGCCCACAGCGAGTCCCAATTGGCGCGGCGGGTCCCAGTGCCCCTGTGCTCTGACAGGAACACCTCGGCCTGCGCCGCATAGGTTCCGGCAGGCCAATGGTTGACAGCGGTTCGTGCATTGTCGGGCAGGGCGGCCAGATCGGGCACCTTCCAACAATCCGAAATTTCAACCCGCTTCTTCCGCCCCCCGGCACGGGGGGTAGGGGGGGTATTATTAATTGGTTCAAGGGAGGTTTGGGTAAAGCTGCTTGACCCCTCCCGTATAGCAGCTTGACCGGTAACATAGCTTGACCGGTCAACAGGCTTGACCGGTAAAGCAGCTTTACCGGTCAAGCTTCTTTCCCCCTTCTCGCGATGGGCGCGGACCAACGGCAGGCGGCGCAATGCTGCAACGTCGATCCTGTATTCCACCGTATATCCGGCCTGACAGGGCCTCCGCCCGACCTCTTCCAGCAGCTTGTCCTCGATCAGCCCTTGAATGGCCGCACGCACCGTGGGCTTGGTGGTGTCCAGCTCATCGGCCATCGTCTGTTTGGACGCCCAGATGCCTGAGCCATCGTCACTTGCCTTGTCGGCCAGCAACGCCATGACGGCCATGCGGGCCAAAGAGCCCAGCTTGCGCTTGTGAACCTCTGATACGATGTGGTTGCTCATCTGGCTCCCACCTCACCGGCCAGACGGGCGATCTCGCCATCATCCATGTCGAAGATCTGGCGGATATCATCGTGCGCCAAGCCCAGCCGCACGGCCAGTTTCGCGCGATACAGGCGCTCGGCCTCACGACCGGTGCTGTAGGAGCCCAGCGGAAAGCGAATGACCGTCATGCATTCCCCCTGTTATGTTTGCAGCCGATATCGCCCCGCACGCCGCACACGCCGCATGGCGTGCGATCCACGGTGACCAGCGCGGCCAGCCGCGCCGCTTCTCCCTCGCGGAGTGCGGACCTGTGGGCCTGCATCTCTGGAGAGTTCAGAATGAAGTTCGCGGCGGCCCTAGGGGAGGATGAACGCTGCTTACGTGGCGGGACAGCCGTCGTCTGGCCGGTTTCCATGATCGACACCACGCGGCACCGGTTGCCCCTGTTGATGACGATCTGCCCGCGCTTCGCCAGCGTGTTCACATAGAGCGAAGCCTGGCTGATGGTGGTAATGTTGAAGTGATCAGCAAGATCCTGGTCTGTCGGGCACTTCTCACCCGCCGCTGCAGCTGCGCAGATCAGGCTGTAGGTTTCTGCCACGCGCGCCTCGAACAGCGCACCGCTTGGTTTGCTGGGCATCACGCAACCTCCCGCAGATCGACAGTCGGGAACAGCACGCGGAACAGGGCCTTGCGCAGGGTCCAGGCATCATCGCGGTAAGGCCCCTTCACATCCTCAACCACAGGCCGCCAGCCGCCCTGGCCGTCGGCCTCTTCATAGGCGAAGTCAGCCTTGTAGCCCACGCGGCGCCCGTTCTCGTGCTTCACCTGTCGGCCATTGACCGAGAACCAGAACTGCGGCTGCTGGACGAGCGAGCGGATCACTCCACCGCGCTCCAGCAGGTGGAGGTTGTTGCAGCGATAGGCCTCAGCCCGGCTATGGTGCTGGTGCCCATTCTGGCACCCGGCCAACTTGGCGCCGAACTTGTTGCCCTTGGCCTTCGGCGCAGGGGCAACAAGGGCCTCGCGCCCCAGCCGTCCCGTGGCCCGGCGGATAATGCTTCGCGCTCTGTTCATGGAAACATCTCGATCTGGAGGTCATCGAACTCCGCATCATCGGGCTCGATTGCTTGGGGATTGGCGGCGATCCATTCGGCCATCTCGGCCTCTGCCTGTTCAGCTGCCGCCACGGCTTCGGCCATCCGGGCCCGGGCCAACACCACGCAGATCTCGGCACGCTCGACCGCGCGCCGGCGCAGAGCCACCATCACGCGATGCAATTTCAGCGTTGGCGGCTTGGGCTTGCATGTCAGCCCCTCCCGCAGCTCGGCAGCATTCATCTGGGCAACACCTTATCGCTGGCGCCATGCGGGCTTGGCTGGCGCAGGATTGTCGTTTCAGAAGGGTGGCGGGCACGTGGCCAGCCGGGGCAGGCTCAGGAGCCGGGCGGCCCTGTCTGTTTCCGGCGTGGCCTCATGCCGATGGCTTTCGGATTTCTTCGGCCTCGGCCACGAGGGCCAGCAGGCGAGAGGCCAGCACGCGCCCCGGCCCGGCCAGAGCAAGCGTCTCGCGATGATCGCGGCGGCCATCGGCCATCACGCCCAGATACTGGCTCACGTAATCGGCCAGCCGCATGATCGTATCCAGATCATCCCCGGCGCTGGTGCTGGCGGGGCGCATCTGCATCCCATACAACGCGGCGATCTCATCCATGGCCGTGGGATCGAGCGACAGCAGGTTCCAGGCGCGATGCAGGCCGGGCAGGGAGCCCTTGTAGAGGTTCTGCATCTGCCGCTGTGTCACGCCCAGGGCGAACGCCACCTTGGGTTCACCATGCGTGCCGACCAAACGATGCAGCAACGTGATGAATTTGCTTCGGAACTCGCCTTCGTCAACCGAGCGAATTGGAGGAACGACAGTGTTGCACGGCTCAGCCATGTTGCTCTCCATGGGAAACAGGCTTCGCGAGCACAGGAATGAAATGAAGCGGCGCGCCGTCGGGCGCCGTGGGCACCGGAAGATCGACCAGAACGCGCAGGCCACGTGCGCGGCGCGGCAGGCGCTCGAGCCAGCCGCAGGCGACACAGGCATCGATCAGCCCATGAATATGGCTCCGGCTCATCTGCAGGCCCTTGGCAATCTCGCTCACCGTCGGCACCAGCCCATCATGGGCGCGCTGATAGCCGCGAATGTAGATCACCACCGCGATCTGCTGGCGGATCGTCTCATCCATCGCCTCAAACGCGACGTTTCTAATCGGGGGGCACATCCGTCAGAACTCCTCGCGATTGCGCTGGTATTCGGCTTGCACCGCCAGATCCTCGGCATCGGGCGCGCCCGGCGTGACCTTGAGGAACAGCCCAGCCCGGTAGAGCCCGCGCTGGCCGGTGAACTCGCGAAAGCCCAGGCCTGTGCCCTGCTCGGGATGATCGACCACCAGATCGACCTCCAGCAGCTGGCCACAGCGTGGAATGCCGCGCGAGCAGCCCGGCTGCACCTTCCACTCGCCAAGGCGGATGCACACCGCCAGATCGCGGGGTTGCCAGATATCGGACATCACACGGTCTCCAGCCAACGGGGGAACTGCCAGTGAATTTCCCAGGGCATGCCGTTCTGATCGACGCCCCCCCGCTGGATGCCCACGCGCGGCGTGCGGTCCACCCAGATCTCATGGCAAATCACAACGCCATCGATCCCGGTCGCATTGCACCGCACAGGCACACCCAGCGGCGGGAGAGGGATTTCCTTCATGCTGCCTCCGTGCAGGCGAGATACGCCAAAGCTTTGCCGGACATGGCGAGGCCCCGCGCGCCAGCGGCACCAAGCACCGCCGGACGGCGCCAGGTCGGAATATTCTTCCTGCCTTTCGCCCGCCAATCGCACACGGTCTGCACGGCAATTCCGGTGGCCGCCGCGATTGCTGTCGGGCCGCCGAACGCATCGAAAATTTCGTCTACAGGGTCCATGCATTATGCTTATCCGAAATTCGGATATTTCCACAAGTCCCAATTATCCACTTTTCGCACAACACGGCGCGCCCGGTTCATGCCAAAGGTCGGACATGGAAGAATCTGCGTTCACCCGCTGGATGAGAGACCGCATGGGCGAGCTGGGTTTAAACCAGACCGAACTGGCGAAGGCCGCCGGTTTCCCAAGCCAGTCGGCAATTTCAAACATCTTGCTCGGAAAGCGCCGCGTCAAAATTGATGAGCGCCTAAAAATCGAGAAAGCACTTGGCCAAGACGGCCCCGCTGACGAGAAGCCTAGTGTCGTCATGGTGCCAGTCATTGGCATCGCATCTGCGGGAGTATGGCGCGAGGCAGTACAAATCCCAGGTTATACGATGCCCATGCGAAAAGTGCCCGGAAGGAACATGCTGTTTGCCGTCGAAGTTGATGGCGATAGCATGAACCTTCTTCTGCCCGAGGGGGGCTGGGCGGCAGTCGATCCCGACAGTCGCGCGCTCTATGAGATGAAAGTCTACCTGATCTCCAACGGCGAAGGCGACGCAACAATCAAGCGCTATCGCAATAATCCGGCGCGCTTTGAGCCAGTTTCAAACAACACTGATCATCAAACGATCTTCATGCATGAGCATGAAATTCGGGTGATTGGCCGCATCGTCTCATACGGGAATGACCAAGGCCTATAAGGACGGAGCGGTATAGTGCTGACCTTCAAAGATTGCGCCTATACTATCTATATTTCATCCGTCCTATTTCTCTGGCCTGGAGAATATGGCGAAGGCCTTGGATCATTCATAGCTGCCAATGGGGGCGCCATGGTGGTTTCAATGATTGCGATTCCCAGCGCCTATTTCATATCGAAGCGCGCGCCAATCACTAACGCATGGGCGGCATTATTCTGTATGCTTCCGGCATCCCTTCTACTGACGCTAGCCGCGATGGGGAACTTGCTTGAGGGCAAGCTTGCTAAGGCGATGGGTGCCTATGTTCTCACCGTCGCTTTATTTGCAGTTTGCAACGCGCTGATGCGGATAGTTATCGCACTAGTTTCGAGGGTGAGGGCTACGCCGCCAAATCGGCGGTGAAAGAAATATCCGAAATTCGGATTGACTGATTATCCGAAAACCGGATAAGCCTGTCTTCAGCAACCCGCTGGAGGCAATCTCATGGCATCTGCTGCCAACACCATTTCAGCCCAGAGTAGCGTCCCGGTAGGGGCCAGCCGCGCCATGGAGCGCAACATCGGCGCCCAGCCGCGCGAAAGCATCGGCCGCCGCGTCCACGTGCGCCTGCGCAATGGCACCCTGACCCGCCGCGAGGGCCGGGCAGACGCTGCTGGCTGGCAGGCTGACACCGCCCGCTGGAGCCTGACCGGCTCGGATTTCGACATCGTTGCGTGGGAGCTGGCAGCATGACGCCCCCCCCCCCC